TTAAAAAGCATAGCTGGTCAATCAGTTAGTAATAATGGATTTTATAATAGGTCTACTGCTAATGTTAATCAGGACGATTCTAACACTGTGCAGGTATTATACTTTAATTATAAGACTTTTACAAATGAAGTTTATAAAGTTAAAGAAACAGCAACCGGAGCATCTAAGTTAATACCTAAGACGGATGAATTTAACCCTCCCCCAGAATTATATGAGGAGTATGGTATTGAAAAACTATCTCAATCTCTCGAAGTATTGTACGAAGGAGTAAAAATTGTTGGTGGTAAAATGCTTAAATGGGAATTAGCTAAAAATATGATTAGACCAAAGAGTGATTACTCTAAGGTTAAAATGAATTATAGTATTGTTGCTCCTAGAATGTACCAGGGTAGAATAGAGTCCATAGTAAGCCGTATAACTGGATTTGCAGATATGATCCAATTAACTCACTTAAAGTTACAGCAAGTAATGTCGAGAATGGTTCCAGACGGAGTTTATCTTGATGCTGACGGTTTAGCTGAAGTTGATTTAGGTAACGGTACAAACTACAATCCACAGGAAGCGCTTAACATGTTCTTTCAAACAGGTTCTGTAGTAGGTAGATCTTTTACTCAGGATGGTGACATGAACCCAGGTAAAGTTCCTATTCAAGAAATAACTACAGGAGCGGGTGGGGGTAAAATGCAAGCCTTAATTGGTAATTACAATTACTACATGCAAATGATCCGTGATGTAACCGGATTAAACGAAGCTAGAGATGGAAGTACTCCAGATTCTAGAGCTTTAGTAGGTGTACAGAAAATGGCAGCGGCAAATTCAAATGTAGCAACTAGACATATACTAGATGGCAGTTTATACCTAACATCCGATTTATGTGAAGGATTATCATTAAGAATTTCAGATATATTAGAGTATTCTCCAACAAGAGACGCCTTCATTCATAAAATAGGTAACCAGAATGTTGCAGTACTAGAAGAGATGAAAGACCTATACCTTTATGACTTTGGGATATTCATCGAGTTACAGCCAGACGAAGAAGAAAGAGCAATACTAGAAAACAATATACAAGCAGCAGTACAAAGCGGCATGATTGATTTATCAGATGCTATTGACCTTAGGGAAGTCAGAAACCTTAAGCTAGCTAATCAGCTACTAAAAATAAGAAGAGTTGATAAGCAAAAGAAAGATCAAGAGATACAACAACAGAACATACAAGCTCAAGCTCAAGCTAATGCCCAAGCGCAACAAGTAGCCGCCCAAGCGGAGGTACAAAAAGGGCAAGCTTTAACTCAACAAAAAATAGAGTTAGAAAATGCTAAAGCTCAAATAGATGCACAAAAACTAATGCAAGAGGCTGCTTTGAAAAAAGAGTTAATGCAATTAGAATTTGAAATGAATATGCGACTTAAAGGTATAGAGGTTCAAGGCCGTAAATCTGAAATAGTAGATAAAGAAGACAGAAAAGACGATAGAACTAAACTACAAGCCACACAACAAAGTGAATTAATACAACAAAGACAAAATAATTTGCCTGCACAAAGTTTTGAATCAAGTGGATTTGATACAATGGGAGGTGGGTTCAACTTAGGTTCGTCAGATCCTAGGTAATAATAATAGTAACAATTATATAATATATTATCATGTCAGAAGAACTAGAACAAGTAGTGCCTGCTGTTGAAGAAATCAAAGTAGAAGAACCTAAACCTGTGTCGGTAGACGATGGGGTTATTAAGGTTGATTTAGGATTGCTAAATAAATCAGAAGAAAATGCCATTCCAGAGCAAGAAACAAATGCAGTGGATGTTGATCAACCAGCCACAACTAGCGAAGAAGTGGTTGAAGAAATACCACAACAACAAGAGCCCGTTCAGGCTGAAGAATCCTTTCTTGAAGAAATAATAGAGGAGGAAGTTGCAGTAATTACAGAGGAGTTACAAGAGGACATTCAGGAAGCTATAATTGAACAGCAGGAATCGGGTATTGCGTTACCAGATAATATTCAGAAGGTGGTTGAGTTTATGAATGAAACAGGTGGAAGCTTAGAAGATTATGTAAAGCTTAACACTGACTACTCCGCATTAGATGAAACACAATTACTAAGAGAGTTTTACGAAAACACAAAACCTCATTTAGACAGAGAAGAAATTGACTTTATAATGGAAGACAATTTTTCTTATGATGAAGAATTAGACGAGGACAGAGATATTAGAAGAAAGAAATTAGCTAGAAAAGAAGAGTTAGCAAAAGCTAAAAATCACTTAGACGGGCTAAAATCTAAATATTACGAAGAAGTAAAAGCTGGATCTAAATTAAATCCAGAAACAAAAAAAGCGGTTGATTTTTTCAATCGTTATAAAAAAGATAACGAAGAAGCAAGTAAAGTAACTGAAAGTCAGGTATCTACATTTAACAATAAAACAGAAAAGCTTTTTTCTAATGATTTCAAAGGTTTTGATTTCAACGTTGGCGAAAAGAAATTTCGATATAAAGTTAAAAATGCAGACCAGATTAAAGACACACAGGGCGACATCAATAATTTTGTCAAGAAGTTCTTGAACGATAAAAATGAAATGAGCGACGCTGCTGGATATCACAAGTCTTTATTTACAGCTATGAATGCGGACGCGATTGCAAACCATTTCTATGAACAGGGTAAAACCGACGCTATGAAAACAAGTATACATAACTCAAAGAATATTGATATGAGCCCAAGAGGTGTTCATGAAAACGTCAAGCCAACTTCGGGTGTATCCTTTAAAGCAATTAAATCCGGTGGAACTTCTAAGTTTGGAGTAAAAACAAGGAAATAATAAAAATTAAAATTAAAAATTATGGCATTAGGATCATTTACAGGAAGTGCTGGCGCATTGGCGCACTTAACACCACGACCTACACAAACGTTGTTTAACGACAACTACCTGTCTTTATCAGACATGGATTTTACACAACAATTCTTACCGGAAGTATATGAAAAAGAAGTAGAAAGATACGGAAACCGTACTATTTCTGGATTCTTACGTATGGTAGGTGCAGAAATGCCTATGGCTTCAGACGTAGTAGTATGGTCTGAACAAGGTAGATTACACGCAGCTTATGACCCAGTAGAAACTACAGCTTCTACAGTTATTATTCCAGCTAACGCAGCAGGAGGTAATCAAAACGTTATTGGCCCAGGTGCTACTATCGTTATTGCTTCAGCAAATGGATTAGTAGTTGAAAAAGCTTATGTACAGTCTGTAGCGGTTGCCGCAGGGGTTGCTACATTAACAGTAACTGGATACGCAGCAGCAGCAATTACAGTTCACGCAGCAGCTAAAATATTCGTATACGGTTCTGAATATGCAAAAGGAACATCTAACGCAGGAACTTCTGTTGATGCAGCTTTCGAGCAATTTAACAACAAGCCAATTATCTTAAGAGATAAGTACAATGTGAACGGCTCTGATACCGCTCAAATTGGATGGGTTGAAGTTACTACTGAAGCTGGAACTTCTGGATACTTATGGTACTTGAAATCTGAGCACGAAGCTAGAATTCGTTTTGAAGATCAATTAGAAATGAGTATGTTAGAGGCGGAAAAATCTGCAGCTGGTATTACTCCGGTTGGAGACTTTGGAACAACAGGGGCTACGCTTTCTGGTTCTGATGGACTATTTTCTGCGCTAGAAACTAGAGGACTAGTTTATTCAGATACTGACTTTGGTGGAGCTGATGGACTTAACGATTTTGATGTAGTTTTACAAGAGCTAGACAAGCAAGGATCAATTGAAGAGAATATGATGTTCTTAAATAGATCAGCTTCTTTAGGTATTGATAATATGTTAGCATCTGTTAATTCAGCTTACGCAACAGGATCTTCTTATGGAGTATTTGATAACAGCTCTGAAATGGCATTGAACTTAGGTTTCTCTGGATTCAGAAGAGGTTCTTACGACTTCTATAAGACTGACTGGAAATACTTAAACGACGCTACTACTCGTGGATTAGTTGGAGATATTGAGGGTGTATTAGTACCTGCTGGAACTTCTACAGTTTACGATCAACAATTAGGACAGAATATTTCAAGACCATTCTTGCACGTACGTTACAGAGCTTCTGAAGCGGATGACAGAAAGATGAAATCTTGGATCACTGGATCTGTTGGTGGAAACTTTACAAGCGACGAGGATGCAATGAACGTTCACTTCTTGTCAGAAAGATGTTTATGTGTACAAGCGGCAAATAACTTCGTGTTATTTAAGAAAATCGCAGCATAGTAAATTAATGTAATCTTTACCCTCGTTGAATCTACGGGGGTAATTATTACTCTTATACGACAATAGCTTCTTACTAATTATATATATTAGCTATCGTCACACTTTTAAACAACTATTTAATTATATTATATTATGGCTAAACAAGCACAAGCAAAGAAAGTCGAGGTTGCTCCTCAAACACAAGCAATGGCAACTCCAAAAAAAGTTGCAAAACCACAGTGGGAATATAAAGACAGAGTATACTATTTAGTAACTGGAAAATCCCCGTTAATTTTTACAATACCATCTAAACACTCAAGGAACAAGCCTTTATTATACTTTGATAAAGAGTCTGGGTACCAAAGAGAACTTAGGTACGCTACAAATCAAAAAACGCCATTTGCTGACGAACAAAAAGGTGAAGCGACATTAGGTAGAATTGTAATGAAAAATGGAACACTAACTGTTTCTAAAGAACAAGTTGCATTGCAACAATTATTATCAATATATCATCCGTTAAAAGACAAGGTCTATTCAGAGCTTAATAAAGAGCAAGAATCTGTAAATCAGATTGATTGGATTGAATTAGAATTAGAAGCTCTTACGGCAGCTAAAAACCTTGATGTGGATCATGCAGAGGCTATACTAAGATCTGAGTTTGGAGAAAAAGTTACACAGCTATCTTCTAATGAATTAAAAAGAGATCTAATGATATTCGCTAAGAACAATCCGTTGTTGTTTTTAGAGCTGGCTGCTGACGATCATATTCAATTAAGAAATGTAGGAGCTAAAGCGGTAGAAGCGGGTATTTTAAACTTATCTTCTGACCAACGTACATTTACATATGGACAAGGTGGTAGAAAATTAATGACAATACCTTTTGATGAGCATCCTTATTCGGCATTAGCTTCTTACTTTAAGACAGATGACGGAATGGAAGTTTACAAAGCAATATTAAAGAAACTAAAATAGGTTACCTTATAGTGGTTGAGCCATCTTAAAGGTGGCTTAATTACTATAAATAATAAAAAATAAATTATGGCTGTAAATATAGATACCGTGTATCAAAGAGTATTAGCAATACTTAATAAAGAACAACGAGGGTACGTTACCCCGCAGGAATTTAATTTATTTGCCAACCAGGCACAGCAAGATTTATTTGAGCAATACTTTTACGATATAAATCAATTCGGAAGAATTTCTGGAAATGACACGGAATATTCGGATATGCTTACTTTACTTAATGAAAAAATAAATATATTTGAAACATCGGCAGCACCAACAAGAGGCACAGGATATTTTATTGCTCCTGCAGACTTGTATCGGTTAGGAGCTGTTGTTTATAAGAACACAACGACAAATTCATTCGGTATATCTTCTACAGAACATATTGAAGCTGAGCGTATCAATGCTAACGAGTTTTTGTATATTAATTCTTCCCCTCTAACAAAACCCACAAACACTAGACCTGTATTTACCTCAAATTCAAGCGGTATAAAAGTATATGCTAATTCTGAAATAAGCAGTGCTGCTTTAGTAGATTATCAATACATAAAAAAACCTGCAGCTGTTGAATGGGGATACCAAATGGTATTTAACGAAGCTTTGTACGATGCTTCTACTACTGTAAATTTTGAATTACATCCGTCCGATGAAACAGAACTAGTTATAAAGATATTAGAATTAGCTGGTATACTAGTGCAAGACATTGGTTTGTACCAAATAGCTAACTCAGAAGAGCAAGAAACAATTCAACAACATAAATCATAATATATGTCCTTACCATTACAAACAGATGAACAATATTACTTAGGTCCAGATGGTATTTGGAATAGCTGGGATGAAGATTATGGTAGTTATCAATTCACTAGTATAAAAGATGTTATAAATAATTTCATTATATCATATGTAGGTGAAGAGAAGATTATAACAAAAGCTAAAAGAACAGACGTAGCATTCCATGCTCAACGAGGAATTCAAGAATTTAGTTTTGATATTTTACCTTCGGTTAAAAGCCAAGAAATTGAAATTGGACCAAACTTAAATTTTGTATTACCGAAAGATTACGTTAATTACGTAAAAATTACCTGGACAGATTCCAGCGGTATTGAAAGAGTTGTATATCCAGCTATCAATACAAGCAATCCTTTTCCAATATTACAGGATTCTAATTACGAGTACCTGTTCGATGAACAAAATCAAGAAATTATATCTGCTCAATCATCAGAAACTCAAAAGAAATTTCAAA